CTTGACCTAATGTTCTAGTACCATCAATCAATCCCATAACAGCATTTGTCATACCACTAGCTAAAATATTGGTTATCTCTTGCTGTATTTGGCTTTGTTTTTCAAGTGTTTGGTTTAATTTTTTAGCTCCTTCATTTAACGTAAATCCTTTTTGTATCCTTTTATCAAGTTCAATATTTATAAATTTATTAGTATTTAAAACATTTTCTGTTGATTCTTCGTTTTTTTCTGCATTTTCTGTTTGATTAAAACCTTGCTGTATTTTTGCAACCTCTGTTCTTAAAATATCAATTTGATTTATTGCTTCTATAATTGGGTCAAGTAAACCTCTACGATCTAAAACTTCAGGGCTATCTGGCCCTCTTACAAGTTTAATAACATTTGAAATTCTATCAAGTTGCCCAATAAGTTTTTGAGCATCTTCTTCAGATTTTATAAAAGTTGTATCTAATAAACTAACAGCTTTGACAACATCTTCAACCGCTTCAGATTGTAAGCCAAAACGTGCTTTAAATGCAGCTGAACCTACATTTCTGTTAGAAGCACCAATCTGTGAATCAGTTAATAATTTAACAATTTTATTAAATTCACTTGCTATTTTATTTAATTCATCAAGAATAAATTTTAAACCAGGTTCAAATAATTTACCTAAATTTTGTGCAAAAGTTTCAACATTATCTACTAAAGTACTAAATTTACCAGCTAAAGTATCACTTTGTTTTGAAGCTCCTTCAAAAAATTCACCGCCTTTACTTGTCAAGTTTATAAGAGCTTGAACAAATTTATCTGCTCCCACTTCTCCCTTACTCATGGCTTTAGCTAGAGTTTCGCCATTCATACCCATTATTTTTTCTAATTCTTTTGTTACATTTATCCCTTTTTCTAAAAGCATTACATTTTCTTCTTGCATAAATTTATTTTTTGCCTGTACTTTACCTATTGCAAGTGCAACATTATTTATATCTGCTCCAGCAGTACCAGCTACGTCTGCAATTCTTTTTGTGATATCAACCACCTCTTCTGTCTCAAAGCCAAAAGCTTTCATTCTTTTTGCAACTTCTATTAATTCAGATGACTTAAAAGGAGTCACCGCACCAAATTCTTTGATTTCTTGAACAATTTGCTTTGCTTTTTCTGCACTTCCTGTTAAAACTGTTAATGCTTTAGTTTGGGTTTCTAATTGTGCTGCTTGAAATATTACAAATTTACCTGCCTGAAATGCACCAAATCCAAGAACTAAATTTCTTACTGCCCTATTTAAAGCATTAACACCTTTACTTGCAGTTTTTGCTGCTAGACCTGTTTTTCTTATATTGTTTGCAGCACCATTTGATCTCTTTTGTAATTTGCTAAAACTTTCTTGTAAACGATTACTTGAATTTTTAAGTTTGTTTAAATTTCTATCAGCATCTTTAGCTGAAACTTTAATTTTTATACCAACTTCGCCTGCCACAAAAAAAATTGCAATTACTTATATATTACCTGCGTTTGGCACTTTTTAAAGTTTTTTCCTGTTCGTCATTTAATATTTCAAAATAAGCAGCCCAGATTAATAGCTCAGATTCTGTTATCTGTTGTTTTAAATCATATAATGTGTAACCTAATTCTTTCGCTACACCTAACTGGAGCATCAAAAAATTATCTCTCTTGACCTCCTTCTTTATTTTTTTATATCAAAATCCTCACTGTCTTTTGTTTCTTCACTAATAACAGCAAGCATCAATGCCTGTAAATCAGCATCTCTACATTCATGTTTAAGTTCCGCAGTTTGACCAGCAGTAAACATTCTTTCACCTGTTTCGTGAGTTGCCTTCTGTATAAATAGCTGAAGAGCAAAAGCATTAAGGTCATCTTTAGTTCCTTTCTGTGCTCTTTCTCTCTCAGCCATTGTTAATGGTGTTGACCAAAATTCAAAGATGTCACCATTTGTTAGTTCTACCTCTCTTTTGATCGGTTGCAAGTTAGCAGCCTTTTTTAATTTCTCCAGTGGAGAGAGTCGGGGTTTTGGGGTTGCCATAAAATAAATTAACTAATTTAAGTTATCAACTACTTGTACTAAAGTCAAAGGTTGGTGCTTCAGTTGGTTTGAATGTAATTTCTACAGACTGTGCATCATCTGGATTTACGTTAAATTCTGCATCTGAAAGCATTGCATCAAGTTGAATACTTCTACTTAAAGCTTCAGTTCCTTTTTTATCTGTATAAAGTCTAAATGCAGCACCAACTTGGTTTCTCTGTATAACATCTTCAACCATTCTATTAGCTAAAGCAGAATCTTCATCTGTAACAAATACAGTTGCTGTTCCTTCACCATCAGCAAAACCAGGGACAAATGTTCTAAATGGAACTGCCTGTGTGCTTTGCTGACCAATAGTTGTTGTATCTATTTGTTCTCTTGATATAGAAAAACTCCACTGCTGCACTTCACCTACTGCTGCAAAATCTGCATAGGCAACTTGAAACTCATTTGGTGATGCTGCTGTTCCAACATCAGTAATATTAACTGCCGATCCACCTAAAGTTGCTGATACCTGCAAAGCACCTGTAGCTGCTGTATAAGCAATAACAAAGAAAGTATCACTGGCATTTAAACCTGCTGGCAAAGTACCTGTACCACTACCACCTGTTTGAGCATTAATTACAGAAAACTTAACACCATCACCTACTTTAAAATTTAAATAGGTTTCTACAGTAATAGTTTCAGTTGCAATTACGACATTTGCCGTTCCAAAAGTGCCTTTAGTACCTGCTGGTTTGTAATACAACGCACCGCTAGTACCAGATAATACAGTTGCCATTTTTTTTAAATTAAACAGATTTTATTCTATTGTAACCATGCTTCAAAAATAAAGCTCAACTCAGTCTGAAAGAAAGGTTGTGGACTTGCAGGTGAAACTTGGCTTGGTCCTACTGTATCACCAAAAATGATCTGGCTGACAGTTTGTCTATGAAATAAATCTTTTATACGTTCTGCAATCGTGTAATTAGCACCTGATCCAGCACCTTGAGGTGTAAATACATTTACTATCAATTCACCATTATGTTTGTTATATCCACTTGTCGGTGCTTGTAATGTTGCAGATTCATGTGTTCCAAATGTAATTGATGACTGAACCCAACTTGTGTTATTTGGTGGTGTAAAAGGCACGTTTTGAAAAGCAACAGTATATGTTGGTGCGTTTGCCATTTCAGTTGCTAGTCTTGCTTCTATTGCAGTTCTAATCTCGTTGATTGTATTCATAATGATCTAAGCTCCTTCATCATATTTCTTTCAGTTTGTTCAATAAATCTTGTGGCCCAATCTTTTGGAATCTCTTTGCCTTCTGCCGTTGTTAGTTGATAACCATTTTTCCAAGTAGGTGGTAGGTTTGTTCCAAAGGTTACTGGTTCTGCATATTCTAAATTGTTTATAAGGTCAGACTCTAAATTTGATACTTTTCTAATTTTCCACCTATTTCTCATTATGCCCTCTCTAATCGGTACATCTTGACCCTTCAACTTAGTAAGAAGATTTGCTGCCCCAAAATCTACAACTTCTTCTATAACATCTTCAGCGTAGTTGCCAATTCCATCTAGTCTTAATTTTTTTACAGCCATTATGACCTCACAAATAATGTAAAAGTAACTGCCACTCCAGAAGCCTCTTCTGAATCTACCTGTATTATTTGATGGACGACATTACTTATCAAGACCTTATCTTTTGTTGTTGGTGTTGAGGTGACATCTTTAGCAGCAAATAATACACGTTTATCCTGTTGGTTTATAAGATCATTTACCTCTGATCTTGAAACATCATCAACTAAAGCCTTTACAGTGACATCTGTATTGCTTTCAGAAACCGCACCAGTAGATGTATTGTAACTTCCGACTGTTACAAATCTTATTACTACATCGCTGCCAGTGGCCTTTAATATCCCTGGTACTGCTTTTTTCAGTGCGTTTCCTATGCTTGGCATCAGATTAGATAAGCAATAACAGTACCACTATCAAGTTTTACGCTTGTAATAACTCCTTCAATAGCAGTGTTTGATTTGAACTGTAAACCAGTTAAATCTCCTGTTATGTTTTCAGCTACAAGAGTATTGATAACTGAATCTTGTAATGCTTTTATGCAGCCAAAACGACCAGTATGTGCTGCTGTGTCATTAATAATTTTTGCTGCTGGGTAGTAAGTCATTTTAACTCCTTTTGATTGCTACGTTTCCTGGTCCACTTATTCGTAAGCCAGTAAAATAGCGTTCAAATAGTGGTGGTACTCTATCAGCACCAACAGAACCGAAAAAGTTTGGCTCTGCTTCTAGTGTACCTACTTTTACTCTTTTAAAATCCTCTAGACCAGATAAACCTAATCCTGATTTGTTGTTATTAAGATATACCGCTAGTACAGCCTCTGCTTTTTTTACCTGATCTGGGATCTCAGTATCGGTGTAATAATCTGTGGTAATACGAAAAGGAAAGCCGACAGAATAAGTATTGATATATGTATCAGGTTTTCTAACACCAGTTCTCGGCCATTGTAATGCTTGTGTATCACTAACCCTTGCCCCCAAAAATCGCTCTCGATCTATTCTTTGTGTAGATGTAAATAATGCTCTATTTTTTTGGTCGGTTGTAGAACTAGCCCATGCGACAACATCATCATCCTCAATCAACCCATCAATAATATCTTGGGCTTCTTGAAGGCTGATATAGCTATTTGCTATGCTGCTTCCGACTGTTGTGTGAATTGTTATTGCCATTAGATTTTGGCTTGCGTTTTGGTTTTTTCTTTGGTGTTAAAAGAACAGGGGCCACCTCACTGGTAGCCTCTTGTTCTCTCATTCGTCTAAAAGCGAATATTCCCATTAACTGGAAGCACCTTTCAATGCAACAAAGTTGATGACAATAGCTTCACTTAGAGAACCAGCAGACGCATTAGTTACTGTTACCTTGAATGATCCAGCAGCGATTGTGGATACACCTACAAGATAAGAACCAGCAGTACCGCCAGAACCATGATTTACAACAACACAATCAGTAGCAGCGATCTTGTCGTTTGTTACTGTGAATGTTACTTCAGCAGCAGCAGCTAAAGCTGCGTTGTTCATAGTGATTTGTCCTGACTCTGTATTAAGAGTTACACCTGTGGATTTATTAGTTGCCTGTGTTACTGTTCCACCAGTTGTTGGTCCAGTAAGTTTACCAGCAGCAACCTCAAATAAAGATGGCATGATAATTTACCTCTAGTCTTGAGTAGATACGTTAGTAGCTCTAACGATACCAATGTTCTTTGTCTCGTAGACTTTCGACCAGTTGCCTACAGTTGCAAGTTGTGTTCTGTTTGGATTTGTTGTAGTAACAGCCCATTTTGAACCAACAGGATGATATGTGTAATGAAGGTCAATAGCCATAGCATCTGATTTAGCTAGAATGTCTCTATCTGTCTCAGTTGTTAGACCAGCTTGCTCTCCACTAGCAACTGCACCTGTTGTAAAGAAATAAGTACTGTACTCAGTTGATGATCCACTACCTGTGGTAGAAACATCATCTGAAACAATAACTCTTAGTCCGCAGTATGTAGGAACAGTATTATCTCCACCATATGCAGGTGCGATAGTACCACCTGATGCAGTAGCAGAACCGCCATTGCCGTCAGATGCAAGAACATAGTCAACCATTTTTCTCTCAACGAGATCATAGTAAACTTTACTGTGCATACAAACTGCTGTTAGCTTGTCGCCTTGATCGCCAAGAATAGCTTTTGCTTTTGCAACGTGTCTTGGAGATAAACCTGTTGGTGTATCACCAGATTCTGAATCAATACAAAGATCAAAGAAAGCTGAACTGTTTGAGTTTGCATTGATAGAACCAAATACTCCATCAAGACAAGCAAGTAAATCTTTCTGTCTTTGGTTTGCAATATATGCTCCGATCTTTTGACCTATTGCAGCCATAGGGTCAGAACCAGCAGCTAGTGCAGCTAAATCTCTAGATTCAAAAGCACGTCCACGATGTAAGATGACTCCTACCTGTTTATCAGTAGAAATCTTACCTGGTGTTAATGAACTTGAATCTGAAAGTACCTCAAAGTCTCCACTTAGGTTTGCAGAGAAAAATGGTACGTTTACGAAATCACCACCCTCAGTTGCATTTAGCTCTGCCATAGGTGCTACCACACCGCTTGCGAGAAACGCATCTCTGGCGGTTGTTTGCTCTATAACATAAGGCGTAAATACTTCTGGAATGATGATGTCACTCCTTAAAACAGCCATTTGTTGTTAAAATAAATTTAAACGGTGTGGGCGTAACCCGAAATATTTATTCTGCGTAACAGAATTTAATTAATATTCTAGCGAGTTTTTGCAATTTCTCGCAACTTTTTCCATGTATCTACACCATAAACCTTAAAGATTCTTGACTGTTCAGTAAGATTTTCTGAATTTTTTAGAAATGGCTTAATCATTTCTTCGGTAACTTCACCCCCTCCAGACGGCCTTGAAATGGGTGCTCCACCACCAACGGCAGGTGCTTTTTTTAACAAATAAGGCTTTTCTTTTTCTAATTTATTTTTAACATAATCTGCCACAGGTAGTTGTTCATAACCATCAATTACAACTGGTCTACCTTCTTTAATCTGTATCTGTTCTTTTGGTACAAAGTTATTTAAAACAAGTTCTGGATCATGGGTGACTTCAGATAATGCTTGCATTGCTGGTGCAATTAATTCAAGTTCTCTGTTTCTTGACTCCAGTTCTTCAATGCGTTTTTTATCTTCAGCCGATCTATCACGATACTGCTGTTCCATCGCCTGTTTTGCTTCTGTATATTTACCCTCTTTTTCTAATTCTTCCTGTTCATGCTTTTGCTTATATGCAACAAGCAAATCATAATCGTCAGGCACTGCTTTTTTTTGATTTTGCAGTTTACCTATAAGTTCGTAATTTTTAGCTTCTAATTTTTTAACTGATTCTTTCAATGCTTCAATTTCAGCATTAGGTGCTGGTGTTGGTGGCGTAGCCACTGTTTCTTTTTCGTCTGCCATGTAATAAAGCGTAGCCTTAGTTAAGTTATATCACCATTTTACACGATTTGCCCAATATGCAGCACTTGTTTTTCCTTTAGCAATGTTTTTTGCGTGTCTTGCCTTAAAACTTTTGCGTTTTGCTTTATCTGCTTCTGATT